GCTGAGTGATGAACAGCTGGATGTCCTATCTGGCGCGTTGGTGCCGCTTTACCAGCATCTGGAAAGCTGGGTAATCGCAGACGTGGCACGGCGCATCCGTGATACGCTGAAATACACCAGAACAGCAGAGCTGGAAGTGAAAGCGCTGCAGGCATTGGGATACAGCCCGGCACAGATTCGGGCGCGTGTTATGAAGCTACTGCGGACAGATAAAGAATACCAGAAGCAGGTGGAAGAAAACACGCTGCAGTATAAACGGGAAGTGGCGGAGCTGCTGAAACAGATCGATGGGCAAGCAGCGATTGCAGAAAAAGATATCATGGAAACTGCTGCATCTATGGCATGGGAGAATGATCTCAGTCTGTGGGATGCTGCGGGGGCTGACCTGAAAGAAAATAAAGAGCTGTCGCAGATCACGAAGGCGATGCAGCGGCAGACGCAAGGTGATCTGCAGAACATTACTAGGACAACCGGATTTCGTACCGGCGCCGGAATCGAACCGATACGGGATACGTATCAGCGGGAGCTCGACAAAGCAGTTGTAAAGCTTACCAGCGGGGCGGCAACGCAGCGGCAATGCGTACAGGATGCAGTCAGGGAGCTGGCTCAAAGCGGTTTGCGGACGATTGACTATGACAGCGGGCGTAGTTATCAGATAGACACTGCGGTCAGAATGTGCGTCAATACGGCGGCTGGTCAGCTGGCGGCGCAGGTTTCAAATGCGAATATTCTGGAAAATGACGTTACCCTGGTAAGGGTATCGGAGCACTGGGGTGCCCGCGATAAGGGAACCGGAGTTCAGAACCATAAAGAATGGCAGGGAAAGGTCTACAGCATTGATGGAAAGCAGCATCCGGAGGAAGAAAAGCGGATCAGAATGGAAATCACAGATCTGCAGGATGCGACCGGATACAGTGTGCAGGAAAGCAGCGGTGCGGTGGATGGTCTGCATGGTGTGAACTGCCGGCACAATCATTACGCGTGGTTTGAGGGAATCAGCGAGCTACCGAAGCCCGATCCAGAGCCGGGACCACGGGAGATTAACGGCAAAACCTACAGTTATTACGATATGACGCAGGGGATGCGCCGGAGGGAGCGTGAGCTTCGGGCACTGAAACGGGAGCGGGAAGCGTTGGATACGCTTGGTGAGAATTCCAAAGACATCCGGGCAAAAATCCGTCAGAAGACAAAGGAGTATAACCAGTTTTGTGATGTCTGCGGTCTGCGACCGAAACTGGAACGGACAAGGGTTGAAGGAAAAAGCACTGATCTGACGAAAACGGAGGCCTGGAAAGAATATAAGAATGCAGGAAAATCGATCGAAAAGCCGATCAGGTTAGGTGATCTTTATAATGTTGAAATAAATCGAAGTGCCCGAAATGCAAATATTTCAGCGAAAGATATTTTGGCAGTGAAGCATACGATAGCTGAATTGAGCAGGGAATATCAGTTCAGACTTGATGAAATAGAGATTGGAAATTATACTGATGAAGAACACTTGAATGTGCCGATGCTTGCTCGTGTCACTGATAATAGTGGAGAATTAAGAAGGATTTTGGTTCTTAATAATGCCAATGCCATGTGGTCGGACAGCGCATACAGGAAAGATATTTTTGATGGTTACTTTTTTGCGGGACATTCTGTAGAAGAGTTTACAGAACACGAGCTTGCGCATTTTATTACTTATGAGGGATGCGACACGATGAAAGCGTGTGAAGTGTTGGATGAGAAGATTAAACCGATGTATACCAATGGGATTTCGCGTTATGCCTGGATGTCCAAAGATGGGTCAGAGACGATTGCGGAAGCATTTGTGAAAAAGCGGCAAGGATGTAAAATCAACGATGAAGCGAATCGGCTTCTTGAATTGTATGTGGAGGTGTGGAGAAAATGATAAAAGTTCCAGTATGCTTTGCGTGCGTACATTACGGACATGACAACCATAGTTGTCCGGCATATCCAGACGGAATCCCGGACGACGTTTTGTTTTTGCGAAAAAGGTCTGATAAAGACTGCGGGAACGAAGTAGGATTTAAAGACAGATTTAAAGACAATAAATAATCAATGATGCGTAGGGAACCGATGCGATAAAGCACCGGTTCTTTTTATTGCATAAATTCCGATCGGGGAAAGCCCGATTCACAAATTATTTTAGGAGGATGGAACAGATGAAGAACGTTTTTGAGCTGATGAAAGAGTGTGGTGTTGAGTTTCCGGAAGACAAGAAAAAGGACTTTGAGAAGTCGCTTCTGGAAAATTACAAGACCATCAAGGACTATGATGCTCAGAAGGAGAAACTGACAGCAGCAGAGCAGAAAAACGCAGCCAGTGAAACGACGATCAATGAGCTGAAAGAGGATCTGAAAAAGTTTGACGGCAAGGATGTCGGAGCGTTGGAGCAGAAAATTACTGATCTGCAGGCGGAACTGTCCAACAAAGATCAGGAGTATGCGAATAAAATCGCAGATCGTGATTTTAATGACCTTATTTCCGGGAGCATCCTGGCGGCGAAAGGTCGGAATGTAAAAGCAATCAGCGCGTTACTGGATCTGGATAAGCTCAAGGGCTCCAAAAATCAGAAAGAGGACATCGAAGCGGCTCTGAAAGCGCTTTCGGAGGCGGAAGACAGCAAGATGCTTTTTGGGACAGACGAACCTACCAGAACAGGAACCGTGATCGGCTCGGTTACGGAAAAGAACAGCAATGCAGATGATGCGATGATGCGCGCAGCAATGGGGCTGCCGCCGGTAAAAAGTGAGTAGAAAGGAAAAATGAAGAATGGCGAACACAATCGTATTGGCGAAGAACTATGTACCTCTGCTTGATGAGGTATATAAAAGGGAATCTGTAACAGCAGATTTGACAGGGGATCCTGCAATGGCGAGGGCTGGCGCAAATGCATCGGAAATCGTGTATCCGCAGATCGCAGTAACCGGTCTT